CACTAACCTTTATTGCTAAGATTATTATTAAGCCAGATATACCGCTTAATGTAGCAACTATCGAAATAGTTAGACTACAAGCAATTGCTGCAAAGATGGCTTTTAAAGCTACTTGGATGGCCAATGTAGATAAGTCAGATAGAGGCAAGAAGAACTTGTATTATACGGCAGCAGAGTCAATAAACAATCTTGTTTCTGCATTGAAATATATTACACGCTAGTGTATAATGGATAGAACAACAGAAAAGATAAAATAATGGCTAAGAATTTTTTACAAGAAGTAATGGTTAAGAAGATCTCAGATACGAAATCTTTCCTTGATCAAGATGCCCTAATTGAAAAGATTAGGTCTGGTTATACAGTAAATCGTATTGATAAGTTTACTCAAAAGAAAACTTTTGCACCAAGCACAATTGCTTTCTCTCACGGAGAGTGTCCTCGTTACTGGTACCTAGCATTTAATGGTGCGGTATTTGAAGACAATGCTGACGCTTATGGTGGTGCTAATATGACAGCAGGAACCAAGTCTCACGAAAGAATTCAAGAAGCTATGGGTAATGTTGATAACTTCCTGGTTGATTCAGAATTTAAAATAATTAATAACGATCCACCAATTTTTGGATTTGGAGATGTTATTGTAAATTGGGAGGGTGAGGAATTACTTGGTGAAATTAAGACTATGCCCAATGAAGGTTTTGAATACCGAAGAATTAGTGGTAAGCCAAAGGCTGGTCACCTAATCCAACTTCTTATCTATATGAAAATATTAAAGAAGGCAAGAGCAGTTCTTATTTATGAAAACAAAAACAATCACGACTTGCTTGTGATTCCTGTTGAAGTAAATGATTATTATAGACAGTGGGTAGATAATGCATTCCAGTGGATGAGAGACGTTCGTGATGCTTGGTTTAAACAAACATTGCCAACAAAAAATTACAGATCTAATTCTAGAATCTGTAAGACTTGTCCAGTAAAAAAGGCGTGCGTGGAAGCAGGGACTGGATCTATAAAGATCGCATCTCTGGAGGCTTTGAGTGAAACAATGTGATTGGTGTAATAACTATTTTTCACCTGCCGTAAGCTATCAAGTTTACTGCAATTCATCTTGTCGTGAAGAAGCAACAAAAGAAAAAATTACTGAAAGACACAAACAGGTAAAACGTCAAAAACGTCAAAAGAAAGATAGGTTGTGTCTTGGTAAGTGTGGAACTAGGTTATCAATTTACAACGATCACAAATGGTGTGACAATTGTTATATCAATGAAAAAGAAGTAAACAGAAAGATAAAACAAATTAGGGTGATGATGCACGACTATGAAAACAATACTTAGTGAGTCAAAGCCTGCAACGTTTATGTCTATTGATGCAAGTACAAATAGTCTTGCTTTTGCTGTCTTTGCAAATGAAGAATTGATCCAGTATGGAAAAATTAAATTTGTTGGTATAACAGCCTATGATAAGGTTGTTGATGCAGCAAGAAAGTTAAGATCATACTTTGACTCATATGTTGACATTGATGCTATAGTCATTGAGCATACTGTATTTATGAATAGTCCAAAGACTGCTGCAGACCTGGCATTAGTACAGGGTGCTATTCTTGGGGCAGCTGGAGTAAAGACGGTTAGATCAGTAGCACCAATTACCTGGCAAAACTTTATTGGTAATAAAAGACCAAGCAAGGAAGAACTGCTTAAGATTAAATCCGATAATCCTGATAAGAGTGATTCTTGGGTTAAGACTTATGTTAGAGAACAAAGAAAACAAAAGACAATTAATTTTATTAATATCCAATACGATAAGAAAGTATCAGATAATGACATCGCTGATGCAATTGGAATTGGATATTACGCTATGAAAAATTGGGGAAAGTTGACAAGGTAATGGCAAAGTTATATACTAATGAAAACTGGCTTACAAAAAGATATCGTTTTGACAAGAAGTCTCCAGAAGAGATTGCTAAAGAGTGCGGAGCTAGTGTAGAAACCATATATGTTTATCTTGCTAAGTTTGGATTAAGAAAGTCAAAAAGATGATTTCACATTTTGTAAATGTCTTTAAGAAAAAGCTTGAAGCGATAAACTGTAAGCACGAAGTATCCTATGAAGCTTCTTGTCCATATACTGGCAAGACCTATACTGGTTGTCAAAAATGTTTAAAAAGGTTAGGGGTAAGGGAAACTAATGAGCAGTGAGTTAACAGTAAGTGTTGATCAGGTAAATCATCCAGAACACTACACATCAGATCCAAGTGGTGTAGAGTGTCTATCAATTACACGTCATCGTAATTTTAATATTGGTAATGCTATTAAGTACCTTTGGAGAGCAGGGCTTAAAGATGAGGGTAGACATATAGAAGATCTTAAAAAAGCCATATTCTATATTAATGATGAGATTAAGAGACTAGAGTCAAAGTAATGTCTAATATGAAAAAAACAGAAAAGTTTACTCTTCCAGATGGCAAGGTAATTCAACAAGGAGACCTGATTAAGGTTTCTGGTGAATACGGAACAGTGTTTAGGTTTATGTACTTTGTTGAAAACTTAGGTTCTGGACGCAATTGGATAGACTGTTTTGAGCTATATCGTGGAACAACTGGGCCATATAGAAGCTTTGATTGTGATAGAATTAAACGTGTGCCAAAGAAAAGAGTAAAGAAGTAATGTCTGCTGAAGAAGATTTAGTCAAGCATTTAGACGAAGTAAACAAGGTTGTAGAAAAATATCTACAGGGTAATGACCCCACTCAGATTTCAAAAGAGTTATCAATGACTCGTACAAGAGTCGTATCTTTGATTGACGAGTGGAAAGTTTTTGCATCTGACAATGCTGCAATCCGTGCTCGTGCTAAAGAAGCCCTGGCAGGAGCAGATACTCATTATAATAAGCTTATTCAAAAAGCATATGAAGTTATGGATGATGCAACTACTACAGCAAATTTAGGTGCTAAGAATGCATCTATTAAATTAGTTATGGATATTGAAAAGACCCGTATTGAGATGTTACAAAAAGCAGGGCTACTTGAGAACCAAGAGCTTGCTGAAGAAATGGTTCAAATAGAAAGAAATCAAGAAGTCTTAAAAGGAATCCTTCGTGACATTGCCTCTGAGTATCCAGAAGTTCGTGATGAAATTATGCGTAGACTTTCTCAAGTTGCCAAAAAAGGTGAAACCATTACTGTGATTCACGAACAGCAAGGTGAATAGTTATGTTTGATGATTTTTTAGAAGTATTAAAAAACGATAACTTTGCAGAGATACCAGTTGATGCTAAGACTTTTGTTGAGGGTGAGCAATACTTAAATCAACCACCACTTTCTGAAATTCAATATGACATTGTAGAAGCAATGAGTCAAATCTATAAGAAAGAAGATCTTATGGATATTATGGGGGCAGTTGAGGGTGAAAAATATTACAAAAAATATACAAAAAATGAAGTAATCCTACAGCTAGGCAAGGGTTCAGGAAAAGACTTTACCTCTACAGTTGCTTGCTCATACATTGTATATAAATTATTATGCTTAAAAGAACCAGCTCGTTATTTTGGCAAACCTACTGGAGACGCTATTGATATTATCAACGTGGCTATCAACGCACAGCAGGCTAAGAATGTGTTCTTTAAAGGCTTCAAGAACAAGATTGAGAACTCTGAATGGTTCGCTGGTAAGTTCTACTCCAAAGCAGAAAGTATTGAATTTAATAAATCTATTACTGTGTATTCAGGTCACTCAGAGCGAGAATCACACGAAGGTTTGAACTTGATTCTAGCGGTACTTGATGAGATCTCTGGTTTTGCACAGGAAATTGGAACAGGAAACGATCAAGGAAAAACTGCAGACAATATTTATAAAGCTTTCCGTGCATCTGTAGATTCTCGTTTCCCAGACCTTGGAAAGGTTGCACTGCTTTCATTCCCTCGTTTTCCAGGAGACTTTATATCACAAAGGTATGATGCAGTAATTGCTGATAAAGACGTGATACACAAGACACATAAGTTTATTATGAATCCAGACTTACCAGAAGATGCAGAAGGCAACTCATTTGAGATTGAGTGGGACGAAGATGTTATTCTTAATTATAAGTTCCCTGGAATGTTTGCTATTAAACGTCCTACTTGGGTTGTAAACCCTACTCGTAAAATTGATGACTTCAAGCTTGCCTTTTACACTGACCTTGGCGATGCAATGCAACGCTTTGCTTGTGTACCAACCTACTCATCTGATGCATTTTTTAAGCAGGTAGATAAGATTAGAGCCTGTATGAGCATTCGTAATCCTGTTGATTCCAATAAGTCATTAGATGAAACATTCAAGCCAGATCCAGATAAATTTTATTACGTACACGCTGACCTTGCACAAAAACACGACAAGTGTGCAGTAGCAATTGCACACGTTGACAAGTGGGTAAATGTTCAAGTAGTAAAAGACTATGCACAGGTTATGCCAATTGTAGTTGTAGATGCAGTGGTTTGGTGGGAACCTAAAAAAGAAGGTCCAGTAAACCTATCAGAAGTAAAGCAATGGATTCAGGGATTACGCAGACAGGGTTTAAATCTTGGGATGGTGTCGTTTGACCGTTGGCAATCTTTTGATATTCAGAATGAGCTAAAGCAGGTTGGTATTAGAACTGAAACAGTTTCTGTTGCCAAAAAACATTATGAAGATATGGCTATGCTAGTTTACGAAGAAAGATTGATTATGCCTGCTATTGATTTGTTGTTTGAAGAACTAACAGAGCTTAAGATTATGAAGGGTAATAAGGTGGACCACCCTAGAAAACTTTCTAAAGACTTAGCTGATGCTGTTTGTGGTGCTGTATTTGGTGCTATATCTCACACACCAAAAGATCTAAATCTTGAGGTTGAGGTCCATACTTGGTCACAATCTAAGAAAGAAATTGAAGAACAAAGAATTCTAGATGATCACACTAGGAAAGAAATTCCTGATGATGTTCGTGATTATTTAAGTGACTTTAATTTACTTTAGTCACACCAGTAACAGTTTTGTATTTTTTAAAACTCTAAACTACAAATATAGATAGCGTTTTGTTTTTTTATAAACACTGTGCTATAATTTACACTTATTATACTTTTTGAAAGGTCGTATATAAATGTCAGATTTTTTCTCATTCAGGCTTCCAGTAGATTTCGTTGAAAAATACTCTACTTTAGAGGCACCATTTGGTTTTAAAGATGCAGGAGAAAACTCCATTGGAGAAATTACTTTTGCTAGAACGTACTCACGCATCAAAGATGATGGATCTAAAGAACGCTGGTATGAGGTTTGCCGTAGAGTTATTGAGGGAATGTATTCTGTACAGAAAAACTATGCAAAAGATAACCGTCTTCCTTGGAATGATCACAAAGCTCAGGCCTCAGCCAAAGAAGCTTTTGACCGTATGTTTAATTTAAAGTGGACACCTCCAGGACGTGGGCTGTGGACATTTGGAACTGCTCTAACAATGGAAAAGCGTAACTCTGCTGCTCTACAAAACTGTGCAGCAGTTTCTACAAAAGACATAGATAAGAACGATCCAGGTGCGTTGTTTGCTTGGGTTATGGATGCCCTGATGCTTGGCATTGGTGTTGGCTTTGATACTCTTGGTCAAGATAAAAATCTTCCAATTTCTGAACCAGCAGAACCAGCGGTTGTTTATGAAATTCCAGATACTCGTGAGGGGTGGGTAGAGTCAACAAGACTACTGATTAACTCATTCTTAAGATCAAATCAAAGTGTTCAAGAATTTGATTATTCTGTAATTAGGCCTTTGGGATCACCAATTAAGGGGTTTGGTGGAACTGCATCAGGTCCAGAACCACTACAACAACTTCATAATCAAATCCGTAAGGTGATTGGAAGTCGTGCTGGAGAAACACTAGACTCTCGTGCAATTGTAGATATCGTAAACTTAATTGGTACTTGTGTTGTTTCTGGAAACGTTCGCCGTTCCGCAACCCTTGCATTAGGATTAGAAGATGATGATGCCTTCTTAAATTTAAAGAATGTAGAAGCGTTCCCAGAACGTAACAGCTATGACCCAGAAAATCCAGGTTGGGCTTGGATGAGTAACAACTCTATCTCAGCTAACGTTGGTATGGATTACTCAAAATATGTAGATCGAATTGCAGACAATGGTGAGCCAGGATTTATTTGGCTAGACGTTGCTCGAAATTATGGTCGTTTAGCAGACCAGCCTGATGGTGCAGATTATCGTGTAGTTGGCTTTAATCCTTGTGCAGAACAACCACTTGAGTCATATGAACTTTGTACATTAGTTGAGGTACATCTAAATCGTCACGATTCAAAAGAAGATTTCTTGCGTACACTAAAGTTTGCATATTTATATGGAAAGACTGTAACCTTGCTTCCAACTCACTGGCAGCAGACTAATGGAATTATGCAACGTAATCGCCGTATTGGAACATCACTTACTGGTATTGCATCATTTGCTGATGAGAACGGTTTGCCAACTGTTCGTAATTGGATGGATGAAGGATACAATAAGATTCGTTTCTATGACAAGAAGTACTCAGAATGGCTATGTGTTCGTGAATCAATTCGTGTAACCACAGTAAAGCCATCAGGTTCAGTGTCATTGCTTTCTGGAGCAACTCCTGGAGTTCACTGGGGACCAGGTGGAGCATTCTATCTACGTGCTATTCGTTTTGGCAACACAGATCCAATGCTACACTTGTTCAAAGCAGCAGGGTATAAGTGTGAAGACGACCTAGTGTCAGCAAACACTACAGTAGTATACTTCCCAATTAAGTCTGGTCAGAAGCGTAGTGAAAAACAGGTTACCCTATTTGAAAAGATGTCCCTTGCAGCCACAGCTCAAGAATATTGGTCAGATAATGGTGTCTCAGTTACCTTATCATTTGATAAAGAATCAGAAAAGCAACACGTAGCATCTGTTCTTAATATGTACGAGGGTAAGCTAAAGGCAGTATCATTCCTTCCAATGGGAAATCAAGTATACCCTCAACAACCATACACAGAAATTACAGAAGAAGAATACGATTACTACATTGGTCGCATTTCTAAGATTGATTTTTCTGCAATCTATGATGGTGTAGAAAACTTAGAAGCCGTTGGCGAAAGTTATTGTACAACAGACTACTGTGAAATTAAAGTTCCAGATAAAAGAGCAAAAAAATAAATTTATTTATTTAAAAAATATTAAAGAGACATCTATTCGGTGTCTCTTTTTTATTATAATCCTATGATATAATTATCTTGTTAGTCTTATCCCAACTAACAAGGAGACCCCAAAATTAAAAAAATATTACGCTTAGCAACAGTTTTTATGTTGTCACTTGTTCCTTTAATATTTATTTCACCTACGACCAATGCGGTTATAGCTGAACAGCCTTGCAATACTTATTCTTGGACAGGAGAAGATGATACTGCTCATCAAATGGATCTGACAAACCCTTTAAATCTTGGAGATGTGACATACGACACTACTTATGTAACTACTAATGGAACTCTTACTTTTGGTACTCCTGACGCTAATTTTAGTTCATACCCTAATACCCCATCCATATCCTTGGCTGGCTATGACTGGGTAACATTTGGTGAGGGTACTAGCTTAAGCTATGGTTCAACAAATACAGGATTTTGTGTAGAGTGGAAGGTAAGACCTTTTCCCCAAAATACTGGAAACATTACAACCATCAAACTAACTGTTGATACCTCAAGACTTCCCTCTTGGTCTGGAATTATTGAAACTACTGGTTGGCTTCCAGCAGATCTTAGAAGAGGTATCAGGTTTGCACCTGGACAAGATGTTGTTACTATATCAGAAGCTTTTACAATTAATGGTGGAGTTCCAGTAGAAATGCAAACTTGTTGGGATGGAACAATTATTCCAATGTCTGGAACCTGTCCTGCAGAACCACCACCTGGCCAATGCTGGGATGGATCAACTGTTGCTTACAACGAAACTTGTCCCCCAATTCCACCTGACACACAATGTTGGGATGGTACTTGGATTGCTTGGAGCCAAACCTGCCCACAGCAGCCACCACCAATTGAGTGCTGGGATGGTAGCTCAGTTAACTGGAACGCTCAGTGTCCTCCAACCCCACCTAATATTATTTGTTGGGATGAGTCTGTAGTTTTGTGGAATCAAATATGTCCTGTGGAACCCACACCAGAACCAACATTAACCCCTACTCCAGAACCAAGTGAAAGCTTAACACCAGAGCCAACTCTAGAACCAACACCAAGCGTTACTCCAGAGCCAACACCTATTCCAACCCAAACAATGGAGCCAACACCAACTCCAGAACCAACGCCAAGTGCTGAGCCAACACCTATTCCAGATCCAAGTGTTGACCCAACTCCAGAGCCTACATCAATAGTAGATCCAACTCCAGAACTAACAGAAGAAACTGTTGCACCAACACCAGAAGAGACACTGGAGCCTACCCCTTCCCCAGAACCTTTACCTAGCACAGAAGAAACAGATCCCCCTACTACTACAGAAACTTCTGAAGAGGAACCAATTTCTTCTGCAGAAAATATACCAAACGAATTATCTGTTGACGAGCTAATGCAGATAGACCTAGAAGAGATTGTGGCTACAGATCTAACAGTTGAGCAGCTAGATGCTTTGACTGAGGCAGCCTTGGAAGTTTTTGAAACAGCAGAGCCAGGGTCTGAAGAATATCAACAAGCTCTTGAAACTCTATTTCTAGTAGCTCAAGCAGATGATATTATTTTGAATGAATCTCTAGCAGCTATTCCACTTCTTGGAGATATCCTTGGTGGTACAACAGAACTCATTAACTTTTTGGGAAATGTGGGGGCAGATATGAGTCCTCAGGTTAGAGAGCAGTCAGAAAAAATAGTCGTTACAGCAGTTGTTGCAGTGCAAGTAGCACTATCAGCAATTTCTTTAAGCGGTATAGCAACAACAGTAAACCTAAGAAATGGAGCATAAAATGAAATTTTTAGCAGCATTAGTCAAAGACCTTCTAGAGCAATCCTGGACATTGCTTGGAATGGTCATTGCTTGGCTAGTTCTTGAGGGTTCCGCAAAAACTCTCACAGGAAAATTAATATTAATTACCCTATTAGTATGGGCAGTTAGTTTTCCAATTTTTCGTTATGAAAAAGAAAACAACAAGTAGAAAGGAAATACAAATATGAAAAAAGAAGTAGAAGTCGTTGCAGTAGCAGGAGGACTTAGCACACTGAAGAATGTGTTTTGGCGTATCCTAGCTGTCTTCGCAGCATCAAGCCTATCTGTTTTAGGTGCAGGTGCTGTAGTTGGCATAGATTTAATTTCAGCAGTTCTTATGGCAGGTATTCTAGGAGTAGCAACAGTAATTGAAAAGCTCGCTAGATCTTTCCTAGAAGATGGAAATTTGTCACTAGAAGAAATCAACGCTGCCTTTGCTAAGGTAGACAAAAACGCTTAAATACTACAATTAGGCAACCCCTTGACAGTCCCCTCTAGATAGTGTATACTTATATGTGACCATTCTGGAGGGGACTTTTTATGACCTGCATAGCTGCAGTAAAAGCTAACGGCAAAGTATACGTAGCAGGAGATCGTGGAGCATCAGATCAAGATGCCCATATGATATTAAACTTATCAAAACCAAAAGTCTTTAAGGTTGGAGACTATGTATTTGCATTTGCAGGTACTATGGAGGGTCAACGTGTCGCATATAGTTTTGATCCACCAAAGCCACACCCTGAAGAAGATCTTGATGTATTTATGCACACCATATTCTTAAAAGCATTACGTGCATACTATGAAGAGTGGTGGTTTCCAACTGATAATGAATCAGAATTCTCTATGATCATTGCGTATAAAGATAAGCTATACGAGCATAATGCTGCAGATATGTCTATGACAGAATATACCGCAAATTTTATAGCAATTGGTTCTGGAGCAGAATATGCTATGGGATATCTTTCTGCTGTTATAGCATCTAAAAATCCAGAACAGGCTGTTGAGTCTGCAGTAAAAACTGCAATTAAATTTTCACCAACTTGTTCTGGAACGGTTGACATTTTTACCACTTAGTGGTATGATTTATTTATGGGTATGATAAAAGATATGGCAATTAATGTAGATGAGGCCTGGGAATGGCTAGAAATCGGAATAGAAAAAGGGTGGGTAACAAAACCCTTCTGCTATACTCACGATGGTGATCCTTATATGACTGAGGAAGAGTATCAGGAGTGGGATGAGGGTGGAGATCCTTGTGCTCCAGTTATTAAATTCTTAGTATAATAACTTTAACATAATAAATAAATAGTGTGCAAACAAGTTTGCGAATGTTGCATAAAGGTAGTGCCTCTGCCTTCCAAGCAGACGGTGAGGGTTCGATTCCCTCCATTCGCTCCAATGGTCTGGTGGCTCAGTTGGTTAGAGCACCGCCCTGTCACGGCGGAGGTCGTGGGTTCAAGTCCCATCCAGATCGCATAAAGCACCAAAGGTAGAGTTGGGCAGGTGGTGAGCCCCTTTGACTGTAAATCAAACGCTTTAGCTGTGTAGGTTCGATTCCTATCTCTACCACGCAATCCCCAATAGCTCAATTGGCAGAGCGTTAAACTGTTAATTTAAATGTTCCTGGTTCGAGTCCAGGTTGGGGAGCAAAAGTAATATTATTTTTTTAATGGTATAATTAAGTTGGGTTTTTACCCCGTTTAATTTGAAAAGGATGATATATATGGGTTCACCAATTGTTGGAGGTAAGGTTACAACACCTTACAAGAAGCTTGGAAAAATGTGGAGCAAAGGTTACCACACAGGAGTAGACTATGCTTGCAAAGTAGGAACAGACATTGTTGCTGTTGCAGATGGCAAGATTGAAAATGCTACCTGGGGTGCCAGCTATGGCACTCAACTAGTTCAAAAAGTTGAGGGTGGCTGGGTAATCTATGCACACCTTTCAAAGGCTCTAGTTAAGGCTGGAGACAAAGTAACAAAGGGACAGCACATTGCAGAGTCTGGTAATACAGGTAACTCTTCAGGTCCTCACCTTCACTTTGAAATGAGAGATAACATTAGATGGAGTGCAGGTAAGGATATTGATCCTGCTGCAATTCTAGCTAAGTAGTCTTAGATTTAGCCCTTGAGTTTTTCAGGGGCTATTTCTATGCCTATTTGACAAATATTGTTACATATGTTAAACTAGAATGATGCGTATCAGAACCTTGGTTTTGGTATCCCTAACTGCGGTTCTTGTTGCAACAGTAAATGGAAATTTACGAGCAACACCCCTACCAGTTAGCCAATACCAAACCAGTGCTAATGCACCGCAAAAAACAAAACTGGATTTAATTATGCCAGAGACTGCTATACAAAGCAACCCCATAAAAGCTGAAAGAGCTAGTAGAAGCAATGTTAGAAAAACAAACTCTAACATTGAATCCAATAAAGCTTTTGCTCAGTCATTTATGGCAGAAACATATGGATGGAAAGAAGATCAATTTCAATGCTTGGTCTCTTTATGGGAAAGAGAAAGTGGATGGAAGCATACTGCTGATAACCCAAACTCAAGTGCTTATGGAATCCCACAGGCACTCCCAGGAAAGAAAATGGCAAGTTCTGGATCTGATTGGGAAACTAATCCACACACCCAGATTAAATGGGGTCTAGAGTACATACAGGGGCGTTACGACACTCCCTGTGGTGCCTGGAAGTCATTTAAGAAGAAAGGCTGGTATTAAGTAAACCAGTAGGGGTGTTAGCTCAGTTGGTTAGAGCAGCAGACTCATAATCTGCCAGTCGTAGGTTCGAGCCCTACACACCCCACCTTAATGCAGTATAATTTAATACACGCTCCTTTAGCTTAGTGGTAGAGCTCGCCCTGATATTGCGAATGTCGTCAGTTCGATTCTGACAGGGAGCACTGAATATGTTATAATAGATTTGCTTGCCCATCAGGGGAGCAAAAAATAACTCGCTTAAAAGGAGCAAAAATATGAATAATCTAAATGCGTGGGCAAATAACCCATATATGATTGGTTGGGATACATTTTTCCCAAAGCTAGAAACCCTAGCAAAGACAAACTCAACGAGTTTTCCTCCATACAACGTCAGAAAAGTAGATAGTGATAATTTTATCATTGAGTTGGCAGTTGCTGGCTACAATAAGTCAAATCTAACTGTTACAGAAGAAGATTGCTGTGTGACAGTAGTTGGAGAACTTCCTGAAACAAATGATGAATATCTACATAAAGGTATCGCTGGTAGAAAGTTTACAAGAACCTTTTCTTTAGCTGAGCATATGCTCACAGATGGTCTAAATCTAGTTGATGGTATGCTTTTAATTAAAATTAAAAGAGAAATTCCAGAAGAAAAAAAGCCAAAAACTCTTACAATTAAATAAATTTCCAAAAGGAAGCTACCTTAGGAAACAGCCTGGACACGCTGTAAAACTGTCCATATGTTTTATTTGGTATAATATTATAGAAGGATAACAATGGCTACATACGAATATAGATGTTCTAATTGTGATATTACTATTACAATTAATAGGGCTATGACAGAGGAAGATCCTGGATACAAGTGCAAGACTTGCCAAAATGATCTAAATAAGGTATACTCTATAGGAGCGATTACTTTTAATGGCCCTGGTTTCTATAGAACGGATAAGTAGTTTTGGTTATAGATAAAGCAAGCAAAGAGTGGCAGCTAACTGCAATGCATCGTTGTGATTCTTGTGGTGCTCAAGCTTACATAAAAATCAAGGGTATAACAGGTGAGCTATTATTCTGCTCCCATCATTATGATAAGATTATGAATAATACAACTGGATATACAAAGATGATGAGCTTTATGTTAGAGATTGTTGATGAACGTGAAAGACTTGTTAATACTGAAAAGGAAATTTAATGTTTGAATATTATGTAAAAGAAGTAGCCAACGTAGTAGATGGAGACACCATTGACGTTGTAATTGATTTAGGATTTGATATTAGCTTTAGTTCACGTGTACGCTTGGCAGGTATTGATACTCCAGAAAGTCGTACAAAGGACAAAGCAGAAAAGGCTTTAGGTTTAGAATCTAAAAAGTATCTGGCAGATCGCATTAAGGCAGCAAAGACTGTTGTTATTAAAACTGAGAAGATGGATTCGTCTGAAAAGTATGGTCGTATTCTTGGTTGGTTATATCTTGATGGTGAGGGCAACTCAATCAATACTGAAATGATTGAAAAAGGATATGCCTGGGGGTATCTTGGAGATACAAAAGTTAAAAACTTTGAAGAGCTTGCTACAAAGAGAGCATTAAATAAGTAATGATGTTAGAGCCAAGCATTGAAGAGTTGATTCTTGCAGGAGCAATTGAGGTTGCTGGAGTAGATCCAGAATCTGGAGAATTTCTATATAATTTTACAGTTGAGTCTGCTGAAATTATGCCTGAAATATTTCATCAACATATGGAAATGCTGCACGATGAAATCACATTCTTTGTAGAAGAAGGATTTCTAGAAGTTGAGGACAGTGACAGAGAGTCTGGTGCTACTCTTTTCTTAACACCACTTTCATTTGATGAGTCAGCAATAGGTGGTTTGCCATTAGAACGTCAAGAATCTCTAAAAGAGATTAAGCGAATGTTCGAAAAGTGATATAATATTATTAACAAATAAACATTTGGTAATAAGTAACTAATCTATTTTGGGGTGGTATTATGAAAAATGCAATTGTCTATTCAATTTATTCTAGTCAAGACGAAATTGAATTAAACTACAACTTTATGCAATTAAGATACTCAATTGACACCCTGCGTAAATTTAATCAAGATATTCAAATATATGTTTATGTAGCCCCAGAGGGAATCCTGGAAACCATTAGAGGTCCAGTAAATATGGAAAATGTTAAATACATATCTTATCAGTGTGAGCCAAACCCTAAATTAAATAATCAAGTTTATGCAACTTGGACAGCTCATAAATGGCCAAATGCATTTCACGCACTTGAATATTTTGAATTAGATAACGTTCTATATGTTGATGCTGATACTTTTTGGCAAAGAGATCCACAAGAACTATTTGATAAATATGGAAACTCTGAATACATATATGCAAAACAAGATATCAATGGTCAGGAATATTCTCACCTACTTGAACTTAAAGCTCCACCAATGAATGATGGAGTTAATCTACTTAGCAAAAAAGTGCTAAAATATAAAGAAGACCTATTGGATGCCAGAATTGATAAGGTCTTAGAGTGGCAAAACATACATCAACATAATCCAGATGAGACTATAAGAGAAGATTTAATTCAATGGTTGTCCTGTCAGTACGCAGTTTCAGAACATATGTACGAAATTGGAAATGAGATTAAGTTTTTTGACGTATCAGATGTGGCTCTTGAAGATGAATGGGAAGAGATGTCACCCTCAGAGCGTAGAGAGGTTGCAGTTATGCACTACTTTAACTATAATACTGAAGAGTATTTACCTCAAATGTATAAGATTTTAAGAGGACTGGTTGCAGATGGTAGCTAACACTGTTATATTTTTTGCTGGGTATTTGACAATACAGTCTATCATTGCTATAATTAAATGGTACAGTAAGCGTAATCGTACTAGGGATAGTGTTCTAACACAGAGTGTAATATTTCTAGGAGTAAAAGCAATACTCCCAGAATTATTTGAAACTATGAATAGAGTTAATACCCAAGTGCTTAGCTATGAAAATGGCAAATCGTTTAAGTATATCGAAATGCCTGACCAAAAGGTATATTGGATAGACAGAAACAGGATTTATTGTGCAGACGTAAGAGGTGGAAGTTTTGATCCAACAGAAGGAAAAGCTGTTAAGACAAAAAATCTATCTGAAGATGAAGTAACTAAAGTGCTATATATTTATGGCAGTTTGATGAACGGATAGTAAAGTGATTATTGCAGTACAGGGGACAAGTAGTTTTGATGACTACGATGTTTTTCTACGTTCTATGGCCGTAGGTATTTCTATGCTTCCAGAAGAAGATAAAGAAGTATTGGTATATAGCATTGGACCACATAACATTAATAGTTTTGTTGCAGGCTTTTGTAATATTACTGAACGTAGTCTTAAGCAAAGAGGTATTAAGATTAAGTATTTCAAGGTACCGATTTCCTGGGCTGAAGAAAATATATCATCATTCAATTACTTTATTTTTCTAAGCAAGCCAAATGAATACCAGTCTAAACTAGCTTCAAAAGTAGAGTTAGCTGGAATTGAAGTTGGACTGTTTAGGTATTAGAAGATAATGCTCACAAAGGGGTAAAAAATAATGCGAGTAAAATCACTTGAGAAGATGGAAGAAATCGTCTCAAAAAACAAGTCCTTATCTTGGGACGGGTGGAATGTAGTAGAACTCATTAAAAATCCATCGGCTATGTTTAAGCCAAATGGTGCAATTGTTAATGGAGTTTGGTTTGTAAAAAATATTTTCACAGCGGAACAAGATGGTTGGAGAATTCCCAATAAATATTCGGAGTAGGCAGTGCAGAATCGTAATTGGAAAGACGAGGCTGCGTGTCTTGGACTGGATAGAGAGCTATTCTTTGATAAGTATGAAGAAAATGTTGATATCAGAAAACAAATGGATGAATTCTGTAGGGAATGTCCAGTTAAAAAGGTGTGCTTTGCATCAGCAATCTCAGATAAAAACTGGGGTCTTTGGGGTGGGGTATATCTTGAAAATGGTGAAATCTCTAGAGAATTTAATAGACACAAAACAAAGCAAGACTGGGCAGATACCTGGCAAAGTCTGACAATGGAGCAGTAATGTATACAGATCAAATGAAAATGGCATTTCATTCAATAAGGCCACCAAAAGGTTTTGCTGGTATTGAATTGGTTGATGATGAATTTTTCATTACTATTAAGCTTGACGAAAAGAACTTCTTTAACCTGTCTGATTCTGATAAAAGATCAGCAATTGAATACGTGTTTAAAGTAAAAAGAGCATTAGAAGATAACGGTGCTACAGTTTTAATCGTTAGGAAAGCGGTAGGAAGATGATTGAATTAGCATTGACTTCATTATTAGTTGTAGCTTCTATTGTCTATGTTGTAACTATAATTAAATTAAGAAATAAGATAAATAAACTAAACAAAGATTTGGTAGAGCAGAAGGATAATTCCAATGCATCTTATCAAAAATTCCTATTTGATTCAAGAACCTGGGCTTTCCAGTATATTGAAGAGGCTCAAAAAGAAATAGCCAATTTTATAAAGGCTGTTGATCCTAAATTGGAATATTATAACACTTATGGAAGAGTAATCGTTGGTCCACATATTGACTTATTGGATACCATATATCCAGCTTATGTTGAATTAAAGAAATTGCTTCCACAAGAAACAAACAAGGAGAAACAAAACAATGAATAACACACAGTTAAAGGCAATGGCTGCCTCATACGGACGTGCCGTATTGGGTGCTGCCGTTGCACTATACCTTGCTGGAACGCCTACAGAAGACATCCTATGGTCTTTGGTTGGTGCTCTTGCTCCAGTACTAGCTCGCTATGTAAATCCTAACGACCCAGCATTTGGACGTGTTCCAGAAGTTGTAGTTGTTGAGGAAGCTCTTGCAGATGTTAAGCCTAAGAAGGCTCCTGCTAAGAAGACTGCTGCAAAGAAAGCAGAATCTAAGTAATAATACTAGATTGGGAGGGTCTTTAATTAGACCCTTCCTTTCTTGTATAATAGATATATTATGGATGTTGTTTATATATGCCGTGCTGGAGATAATGAGGAGTTAAGATACTCCATAAGATCTGTAGTTGAAAACTTACCACACGATAACCTGTGGGTAGTTGGTCAAAAGCCAGATTGGTACACTGGAAACTTTGTTGATGTAAAACCCCTAAGCTCTAAGTATGCTACTGCTAGAAATAATTTAAAAAAGTTGGCATTGTCAAAAGAAATATCTGAAGACTTTATCTTAATGAATGATGACTTTTATGTATTAAATAAATTAAACACTCTACCAGTTTTCAACGGTGGTACGTTAAAAGAAAAACTTGATCAGTATGAGTACTTAACTAAACAAACAAGCTATACAAGATCAATAGAAACAACTATGTACTGGATTGAAAAATATCTAAACACTGAGGCTCTAGACTATGAGCTACACGTTCCTATGGCTATGACAAGGGCTGGACTTTTGAAATCTCTTAGATGTCCTGGATTTTGGAGATCAGCCTACGGAAATATGTTTAATGTTGGTGGTACACGTATAGAAGATGTTAAAGTTTATTCTTCCGAAAGTGTTTTGTATAGCAAATCTTTTAATATTAAAACTAAAACAGATTTTATATCTTCTGACGATATAAGTTTTAAGTTACTCTATGAGTCTATCTTTAAAGATAAGTTTCCAAATAAAAGTCAGTATGAATAATTACTGTGGCAATAAAAAGTCTGAAAAGTCTGCAGGATAATCTGCTCCTGGGGTCCACATCTTAAACTGTCTGATATCAGACCTATATGACTTACTACCACCAGTAATTCTTACCTGTAATACAACTGGAGAGTTTGTATTAATCGCCCAACACCCAGCCCCAACAAATTCTTTAGAGGGCTTACTTGTTATAGGATAATAGTTGGTTGCTGTTGTATCTAACTTTCCACCCTCTTTAACCCTGGCTAGACGCACCTTAACATATTTTGGCTTTTTCTTGCCCTTCATATTAAGACCTATTTGATAACAAAATAAAGATCTATTTCCATTACCCTTTAGCTGTTTTTTTCCATTAAAGTCTAGCGTAACCCACTTACCCTTTTTAATTGTCTGGCTTTGAGTAGATTTATAACGAATGGATTCATCAGCATTAGCTGGTATTGACTGTCCAATTAAAAGAAAGGGTATAAGAAGTAGGGTTATTTTCTTCACTATACTACTATACCATATTTTTAAAAATGATTATCCTATTATCTATGTCTTCTGCTAGACATAATTACTTGTTTCTGTCTAATTAATTTTTCTTTTTCATTTGGTATTTTGGCAGAATCTATAAAATCAGCTAATTTTTCCATCTCAATTGCTTGACGAGCCTCTAGCCATTCAGCTCTTTTCCTAGCGTTATGGCTATATGCCTTATAATGTTTTTCAATAAGATTAATTCCATTTTTAGTTGCTTCCACATTTAGTGGTGGTACTAATATGGCACCATCTCCAATACCTTCCCTAACGTGAGGAGTATCAACGTGAACTGAAGGAATTCCATAGCCAGCAGCTTCAATAGCAGACATACCATATGTCTCATATCTTGATGGCACTAACAATATCCTTGTCTGTTTAAAGTATTCTTCAACTTTTTCAGGTGGGACACGTGGATGCAGTTCAACATTGTCCAGACCTGCTGCACGTTCTTCTAAATTAGAAATACCGTGAGTTGCCTCTGCTGGAGACCTAACAATAATAAACCTTTGATTTGGATATAGCTTTGCTAGATCAAGCACGGTAGCCACACCCTTGTTAGATAGTGATGATAGTAGGGTATATGCATCACCCTTATTATCAAATTCGGAAGGGGCCAATGAAATAGGTGGGTGAATTACCAGGGCATTTGGCTCTCCCCATTCTCTAGCAGCAACCTCTGTATTATAAATAGCATAGTCAGTGGCAAACATTGCATTCATTATGCCTTTACCATATTTTGGTGGAGTATGAACATTCACTATTGATACAGCATCAACTAATTGAGCAGCCTTAACACCAGCCAAAGACAATTCGTTTTGTCCAATAACAACCTTAGCCTTGAAATCTTTTAATTGTTTTGCAATTGGTACTGGGTTTGTTCCAACATCTAAAACATTAGTGGCATCAATTTTATTAACCTCAATACCCTCAAATGTATATGATTTTTTTGTATCTGTTAAAACAATCTTATCACCATTAATTGCTGAAAGAGTTCTATGAAGAGATACCTCTCCACCCATATTCCATAATGGTGGATATCCGTGTGATAGTGCTACAGTGCTCACTGTTGAAGTGCTTTCTTTGCATCAACAAGGCCCTGTCCATCACGCCAGGTTTCAAAGGCAGCCCTATCAAACTCACGCTTAACTTTATCGTTAGCTTCTTGGTATGTCTTATCATCTGGAGCAGCCTTGTTCCAACGATGATAATGACTTAATTTTACATCTGGTAAATAAATAAACTTAGTTAATTTTCCTAGTTCTCTCCAGGTATTATCACAAAATAAATGTCTGCTGGTTGGTAGTCCAATCCATCCTAAACGGCGATACATTTCTGTAGGAACAATAACGTGTGTTGGAAGGTCAGGTCCGTGAAGATGTTCTAAGCCATCACTACCATACACTACACCTAGCTCTGGAAGGGCATTAACCATCTTCTCATCCCATCCAACAGTTTCTGGAACTACATCATCACCCAGTATTGCAATGTGCGTAAATCCCTCATTAAGAGCAATCTCTGCTAATTCATTTAATGATGCTGTAAAGAAAATTCTAGGACCAATGATGTAAGTTACATTATCTAATTCAGGATACTTTGACTTATCATCATCATCAAGTCTTACAAAGATCTTATGATCCATTGTTGAAGTTTTTTTAATTGCTTCTGATAATCTTATTAGATTTTTTGGTCTTCCACGAGATGGTACTGTTATGGCTAATTTGTTATGATTCATATGTAAATTATAGCATAGGGTCCCTCTAGAGAGATTCGAACTCCCAACCTAATCGGTAGAAACGATGTGCTCTGTCCGTTGAGCTATAGAGGGGATCTTTTTATAGCTTAATAGCTTTAGCAAATACAACTCTAGATGCCATCTTGCTTGCAGAAATGATAGCAATTGGTGCTGCAATGGACAACACTACACCAGCCCACATTTGAGGGTTAGAAGTATTCCAATCCCAAAAATCAAGGGTGTGGAAGGCATTAGCACCAACAGCAATAGCAGCAAAGGAAATCATACCTGCCAATGCACCACCAGTTTTTTCTGGCTTACCATTTTCATCTACACGGGAAGATAGTAGAAGGTATGCAATAAGAAAAATAATATACATAAGCTCAATAAAGAAGAAGAACAGTCCAGCCATCCAGGATGCAGAGAGTCCAACAAATTGTGCAACAGCAGTGATACCATTAAAGGAAACAATAGCTGAAGAAACAAAGGCAACTGCAACAGCAAGAGTCCAACCAAGAAGCATTAGCTTTTGATCTACTTGAATCTTTGCAGCACGCTTAGACTCTTGAAGCTCATACAACTCTTCACGCTTGGTCTTGCCTTTAGTAAGCTCTTCAACTACTACTTCTTTAACCAAATCTGGTTCTTCATTTACTAGCATTTCTTCTGCCTTTTCTTTTTTTGCTTTTTCTTCAAAAGACTTTTTTAGTTTGTCAGCAATTCTACTTGCACTTTCTTGCTGTTTTTCAACTAATGATGGTATACCAACATAAACTTCTTTTTCATTAAGTTCTTGATCAGCCACACTATCATCCTTCTTTACGGTTTCTGGGAACAAAGCTCTTCTATAAGTACTAAAAGCTTCATCGTATTCAATGTTTGACATATATCACCTATTATACTATAAAAGTAGATGGAATTCCAGTGTTGTGTTTATTGTTTGGATTTTTTACATCAAATTCCCAACCAATATATTTATTATATCTTTCAATAATTTCCTGATTTTCTGGGGCATCCATATACTTTATAAAATTATTTCTAGCCTTTATAGTTAAAAACAGGCTGTCATAATATACTGCATAATCTCCAAGAATTTTTCTACGATCATTATAATCTCTATCTCCCTCAAGGGTATAGTAGTGCCCAATAACTGGATAATCAATATTTGGATAAACAAAAGAATACCCAAGCTTACATAGCTCAAGGGTCTGCAAAATTTCTTCTTCAAAGAATACGATGTTTTTCGATATTCCACTATTTAGAGCAAACGATCCATCTGTAAATAAAAAGTTTGCGTTTACTTTTGCAATTGGAGCAAAGGGCTCTGAGATATCTTCTTCTACATCTTTCCACCCAGGAACAGTTTCATAAAAAGATCTAGAGTGCAAAAACTTTACATATCTAGGCCTTCCATTATTTCCAACTCTAGAATCTCCAAACTCTCTTTTGTTTTTTTTGTTAAAAGTATAATATCCTGCATATGCAGTAAGAATTATCTTTTCAAGTTTTGTATATTCTTTTGCTTCTTTGTATAAGTTAATCATAGTCTTGTCCCAGTCTTTTGCAAACAAAGAATGAGAATCAATTTGTAAAAAGTAATCTTCTCCATTGTAAAACTTTATTGCTTCAGATCTTCCCATACCAACACCAAGCAAAGACTTTGCATTTTGTTTATTTATTTTATCAACTTTAAAAGAAATATTTTTGTTTTTTCTTACAAACTTTGTGACAGTATTAATAAATTTATCATCATCAGAAAGTAGTCGTAAGCCAATCTTTACTGTGTTGTCATTACTACAGGACTTAAGCATATTCTTTATGGTTGGAATAAGCTCTGTATCGTCTAAAGAGCACATAGATACATATATACTACTCATTTTAAATCTCCTCTACACTTATATTATAGTACAAAAACTATCAACTGTCAATATTACAATGGCATATAGTGATATAATAATCTTATGACAAAGACACGATTCCGCATTATGCCAACTGAGACATATATTGTTGATGTTGGTGATCATAGTGAGGAGATGCAGGGTATTGATATCCTAGCAATCCTTGAGGCTGCCTTTGACGAAGCAGTGGTTTCTTCTGAAGAAATCAACTTCTTTGATAGCTAATAATTAAAAAGTAGAGTGGCATCCATAGCAGTATTGTTTTGGAGATTTATCCTTTTTATATCCACCAAGAGCAACCAGGTCAGCCTTTGCTAGCTCAATTGTGGCCTCAGATGGGATCCCATAAACAATATCAACAAGTGCCTGATCACAAAATAAACAATTTGTCATAGGTAAATGATACCATAGTTGACACAAATAGTCAATAATGATATAATTTAAGAAAAGGATTGGAAACAAAATGGGTAGACTTGAAGACAGAAAAGAAAAGCGTAAGGCTGATAAGATTATTAACTCTGCTAAAAAAGATATGATGGAGTGGGTTCAAAAGATTGAGCGTCAACCAAATCCAGAAGAATATAGGGCTTGGCAAGATGGATATTTAGCTGGAATTAGTAGATTAAGAAAAATGGTAAGCAATGACGATTGAGGTATTTGCGTTTTTTGTATTTTTGTTTTTGGGTCTTATATTTATTTCACCAATTATTTTTTCAATTGCCCTTCTATCTTACATATACCTGGTCATTACTAAAAAAGAAAACAAAAAAGATATTGACAAATCCAACGATTTGTAGTAAGATATATGTATGCAAACATTCTTGCCATACAAAGATTTTAATAAATCAGCACAGGTACTTGACTCAAAACGTTTAAATAAACAAATACTTGAGGGCTACCAAATTCTAAAAGTGTTAAACAATCCCGATCCAAAAGCTGCTTGGCGTAATCACCCTGCAGTAAAGATGTGGCGTGGCTATGAACATACTTTGTTTGGGTACATCTTATCTATGGTAGTTGAGGCAGATAAGCGTGGTATTAAAACTATTAACAATAAAAATAACATTATTGAATTGCGTAAAAATACCGTTCAAAATTGGGGACAAAAAGATCCTGATTGGTATAGTAATGAAAACTTTATGAAATTAATCACAACAACCCACAAGGCTAACCTATATCGTAAAGATAACATATACTACGAAGACTTTCAAGATGCAGCCAAGAGTAAGTATAACAAGCCCTGTTGTGATAAATGTAACTATTTTTGGGTAACTCACGTACTTGATAAAAAAAATAAAATAAATAGTGTATAATATAGGAATGGCAATCACTCACAACCTATATACTTTAAGCAATATATCTGCCACTAGACTAACCCCACAAGGAACTGGCTCTGGTATGGATATTACCGTTCAAAACATTAATGATTCTGCATATGTTTACATTGGTGGACCAGATGTTTCTTCATCTAATTTTGGATACCGACTTTCTCCAAATACCGCTATTTCTTGGGAGCTTTCTGGAAAAGACAACAACTTGTTTGCAATTTCTGATATTAATGAATCACAACTTGCAGTAATAAAGACAGCTCTGGAGGTTGGAAACTAGTGGCCAGATTTAATGGTGTTGCTGGTGAAGATGGTACTCCAGGACCACAGGGTCCTGTAGGTATAGCTGGTCCAACTGGTCCAGCTGGTGCTGATGGTGCACAGGGTCCTGTAGGCGATACTGGACCTCTTCCTTTTAACTATCAAGGTGATTTTGACTACGGAGTAACTTATGCTGGAAATGATGCAGTTACTTTTCAGGGTGGTCTTTGGAAGCTAAATAATTTTATTGGTGCTGCAGGATACGCTCCTACCCCAGGCCAGTGGACTCTAATTATCCCTGCTGGTACAGCTGGAGCAGACGGTGCTCCTGGTGCAGACGGTGCACAGGGAGAACCAGGAGCCGATGGCATCCCAGGACTTGTTTATTTAGGAAGTTATGTTTCTGGTAATGGATATATTGCAGACATTGCTGTTGTAAAAGCAAGCGACAATAATTTATATATTGCAAAATCAAACGGTGGCCTAAGTGATCCAGTTGGAAATAGTGCAGAGTGGGACATATTTCTTCCAAAAGGTGAAGAGGGAGTACAAGGACCAACAGGACCTCAAGGTGAACAAGGCATTCAGGGTGATCAGGGTATCCAGGGAGAACAGGGATCACAGGGCATCCAAGGAGAGCAGGGTATTCAGGGTGAGGTTGGTCCTCAAGGCTTACAGGGCGAACAAGGTATCCAAGGTGAGCAGGGTATTCAAGGAGAAGCTGGATCATTTGGCGGAGCAGTATTTACTTATAACTACTTAACTAATACTGAACACACAGACCCTGGTGCTGGAAACCTAAAATTTAACTCTACATTAATTGCTGCTACTGAGCTATATATTGATCCACTAGATATGACCAACACAGACGTTAGTGCTTATCTAAATACAATTGATGATTCAACATCAACCATCAAGGGGCACTTCAAAGTTCAACAAGTTGGTACCCCTGATAATTATGTCTACTACGCAATTAATGGAACACACACACACGAAGGTACAGAAGACTTTTTTCACGTTCCAGTAGTGTACTTAACTGGCTCAGTAACCTCGTTTACTAATGGTACAGATGTAACTATCACTTTTGTTCGTACTGGTGATGCTGGTGATCCAGGTCTAGGTGGAACTGTTGCTAACTGGGGTTCGTTCTGGGATACCACGACTCAAATAGCTACTACAGCTGGTACTGCTTATGCAATGACTTTAAACAGTTTTGACGAAGACGGAATTGGTGTAACGGTAGTTTCGGGCAGTCGCATTACTATTGCTAATGCAGGTACTTACAACCTACAGTTCTCAGCACAGCTAGACAAAACCACTAACGGAACACACCAGACTGACATTTGGCTTCGTAAAAATGGCGTAGATGTTCCAGCAACAGATACTGAAGTAACCCTTTTAAAGGATGAAAAAAAAGTAGCTGCTTGGAATTTTGTTTTTGAAGCAGCAGCAAATGACTACTATGAGTTAATGTGGTCAACTGAGGATGCTGGGCTAAGACTTCTTGCACAGGATGCTACTACATCCCCAGTTCGCCCAGCTATTCCTTCTGTAATTGTCACAGTTACTCAAGTTACTTATACACAAGAAGGTCCAACTGGACCAGCTGGACCAACAGGAGAAACTGGTCCTACAGGTCCAGAAGGTCCTCAAGGTATTAATGGTGAACAGGGAATTCAGGGTATACAGGGAATCCAGGGTATCCAAGGAGAGCCTGGAGCAGTACCTCCAGGATTTGAACTAGATGCAAAGATTCAAGATTTTGATCCAGCCACCTTTCCACAAGATGATGATGTTACAGATTATTCAGATATGGAAATTGGAGATGTGTTGGTATTAGATGCTGACACAGCAAAAGCTGTATTTAAAATAGGAGATAGAGTTCGTGCTAACTCTGTATCACAAAGAGAGTATGTGTTTTCAGACCTTTCTTCTTCACTATTTAATTCAGCAACTGCAAGTATAAGAACAGAATTATATAATGAAGAAACTCAGCAGTATGATATAACTCCAGGAGATACATTCACTTTTACAACAACAAATCCAAATCTTGCAATAAAGGTTGGATCATCCCTTGCACTATATAATGATACAAATCCTATATTTGGAAGTATTAATGTACTGGTAACATCTATTAGCTCAAATAGACTTACATATACTTGCGAATTACAATATGTAGACAAACCATTGGTTGAAGAAGTTCCTCAAGAATTTACAACTACATCTTGGAATGCGTTATTTTCCTTAGGTTCTACCCCACCTTATCATTACCCATCATTGTCAGGTGGTGTTTTTGACGAGGGAGATTCTTTAGCAGGAGTAATTGCAAATGCTTATTTAGAAGGTATAGTAACAGGGTTAAATGAAGGTTCTGTTTCTATTACTATTGATAACTTAGGTCCTAGTGGTGCTCCAACTTGGTTTGAAAATATGAAAATATATCCTGCCCCTGGTAGAGACGGTATTGACGGTGATGACGGTCTAAGTTATGATATTTATCCAACTGTTGATAGTAATGGATTAACCCCCCCCTCCAACTTTGGAATAACTATGAACAATACCTCTATTGGTGGCACATATTCTATCTATGGAGCAGATACATTATTTAAAGCTGGAGACTGGATAAAATTAGTTTATATGGATCGTCCTGGAGGTGGTGGTAATGGAGACAACACCATCTATCCAGATGTTTTTGTTGAAGGATATATTTGGAGAATTACAAAATACCCTGAGTATAATTACAATGAGTACTCATTTACTGCTACAAAAATAAATGGTGGATCTCAAGAGGGAAATATTATTGATGAATGGACTACTGGACTTTTACCAGAACCAAAAGCAACGTATGAATTTCCAGCATTTATATATCCCGTTGGAGATTCTTTAGCAGGTGTCAGGACAGTACCTCCTTTAAAACCAGGAGGTGTAGGGGTAGAGTATGTAATTGAAGGGCAGCCTGGACTTTATCAAGTTGGACAAAAAATTAGAATGCAATCCTTAGACGAATTTGGTTTAGCAATTCCTGAAGATTATGCAATACTTGAAGTTCTAGCTATTCAAAAATATATAGAAGGAACTCAACCAGACGGTCTTTATGTAAGATCCTTAGAAGTTTATACTGTTGAAGGACCCCCATATCCTCAGTCATATTCATTTAGTCTACACGCCTCAGATGGACCACAAGGTCCAGGATATGAAGTAACTTGGGATCAGAGTATTCATCCATATGGAGAAGATGTAACTACTGTCTGGGCAAATATAAATGTAAACAAGACTTCTTGGGCAGCAGGAGACCTTTATACTATTCCAGGAGATTTTTCAAACAGTGCATTCAAACCAGGAAGTTATGTAAGATATTATTTTGAAGATCCAACTTATACAGATGCCTGGTATATTGAAGGATGGATTCGTGATATAAGTGAAATTGGTGGTTACGCACAGGTAGTTGTTCAAAGATGGTCTAATCATAGTGATTGGTCAGGAGCACTGGGTCAGGCCTGGTCTCCAACTCCAATATTCCCAGCATATTTTGAACCTGGATATAATTTTGACAAAATGGTAAGCATATCTGGTGGATATGTTGAACGTGCACCTGATGAGTATGACTACCCATCGTTTACTGATGCTATGTCTTTTGACTCCCCTTGGATTTATTTTTCTGGATATCATCGTGGATCTTATAATCCTGGAGACTATGTAGTAATTTCATCTAGATCAAATCCAGGAATTAAAGTATTTGCTTATATTGGATCTATTGGATATACAGACTTTGACCTTGGTGAATTTTACATATATCCTCTTGAAATATTAACTTGGGATGCTAGTGAAGAAGACACATTTACTGATTGGACATTATCTATTGCGTCCCCTCCTAAAAAAGAATACAAGTTGTCTAAGCCACTACCACTACCTTGGGATACAATAGATGGTGGACCAGCAGCACTTCCTCTTCTTCCACCATTTTTACAACCATCTGTATCAGATGTTGTATCAATTTTTGGAGATCCAGGATTATTTAAAGTTGGAGATCTTGTAAAAGCAATATCTAAGTCAGAACCAACTGCAGGATTTTACGGACAAATAACTGAATTAGGTTCTTTATCTAATTCTTTCACTAATCAAATTGAAGTAACAGATATATCTATATGGACAGATACCCCTACAAATGCTTACTATGATTGGGAATTATCTTTAGCTGGACCTACTGGACCTACTGGACCTACTGGACCTGCTGGACCTACTGGACCACAAGGTGCTGGTGGTGGTGGTGGATTAGGATATAATTTAATTCCTAACGCAACTTACTACGGTCCTGATTCTGGAAATGCACGAGCAGGAACTATTTATTTTGAAACAGGTTGGATAAATGCTTATGTTGTTGGAAGTCGTGTCAGAGCAACATTGCTATCTGATCCAGCCTCATATGTTGAAGGAACTCTTATTGAGGTTAGTCCAGGAGTATCGTATGCGGTTGGCTATGATTTAGATACAATTAATGGAGGAAGTTTAGTATTTGGTCCATCACAGTGGAGCATTAGTGTTGCTGGAGAACGTGGAGCAAATGGTGAAGATGGAATAGGCTATAGTAGTACATTAGGAACAGTTCCCAATGATCTGACTATTGGTAATGTTAGTACCACAGGAAATTCAACACAAACATTTAATTTTCCAACTAGGCTTTCATATAAAATTGGAGATAGGATTAGAATATCTCAAGCAAATAATTATGTAGAAGGAAGTATTGAAACAATTAATGTTACTGCTTGGGGTACACCCACTTCTTATTCAACATCTATTAGCATACGCTTTGATGCAAAGGGTGGTTCTGGAACTTGGATAGCATACTCAACTCAATTATCTATAAGTTTAGCTACAACAAACACTCCACCAGCTTATGTGCCTTTTGTTTCACAAGGATTTTACAAAAGTCCAGGAGCTAATGGCAGCGGATTCTCAACTTCTTTAAATACTACAAACTTTACACACTTTTATGTAGGTAAAACTACATCATTTGACAGAATTGGATTTTCAACTGGAACAGTTACTACTGCTGGAATTGTAAGGCTTGGTATCTATCAAGACACAAATGGTGCACCAGGAAGTTTAGTTTTAGATGCTGGAACTGCTGCCTTTAACTCATCAAGTAATACCGCATATTTGATTACTATTAATCAAACTTTAACTCCTGGATGGTACTGGTTAGCATTTAATATGCAATCTGGAAACTCTCTTTTCTTTGGAAATGGTGGAAATCAAACTGGTATATCAGGTGTGCAAAGAATGACATCAACAAGTCCATTTACAACTATGGTAAGTGGATACAATCAATCATCAGTTAGTGGGGCATTCCCTTCAACGGCAACTGGAGCATTTATAACGGGTAATGGTACCTGTGTGGCGTATTTGAGGGCAACATAATGACACAACAAATAACTTATGGATTGGGCGGATACGACCCAACAAAAGAAAATGATAATATTGTAGAAGTTGTTGAAGTTTCAGACGAATCCGATACAGTACCTGAATAAACCTAAAAGCTAATTAAACTGGTAGAATTAGAATTTCCTTCTAAGCCATCTTAATTAAAATGGTATAATTGATATATGAAAAATAACGATTGCTGCCCAGAAGAATTAATCAATAAAGCTGACCCCTGTTGGGAAGGATATACCCAAAGAGGTATGAAGCCAAATGAAAATGGTGTAATGGTTCCAAACTGCATTCCAGTATCTAAAATGGATGAGTCAATTGTTGAAGGTGATTTTGTAATAGCAATGACTACTGAAGGACCAGTTGTAGGGCAGGTAGAGCACATTATGATTGAGGGTGGAACTTATGGTCAGCCTGAAAATCCTTATGCAGTTGTGTCTACCCCAGAAAATCCTGCGGTGTCTGTAAGAATGCTTGAAGAAGAAGATGGTATGTATTTCTATACTCCATATTCAATTGGTGCCCTACTTTCAGATATGAAACGTATTGATATGCCAAACATCAGTATGGAAGATTACGAAAGTGAAAAGTCTTTTAGTAAGGCAGAAGGTTTTGTTCCACCTTCAGGTGCTCGCTCAGCTGCAAGAAAAGCAATTAAGTTTAAAGAAGATGGTAAAGCAACAGGTGCAGGAACTGCTGTTGGATGGACGAGAGCACGTCAATTGGCGAATGGAGAAAGGCTATCTCTAAGCACTGTTAAGCGTATGTACTCTTATTTTTCTCGTCACGAAGTAGACAAAAAAGGCAAGAATTGGGCCAATCAATCTGATCCTTCAAATGGTTACATTATGTGGCTAGCTTGGGGTGGAGATGCTGGTTTTGCCTGGTCACGAAGTATTGTAAATCGTGAAATGGATAAGTCTATCTTTTCAAATTTTGGAAAAGACCACACAAAAGTATTTTAATTTAAATCTTGATTGTGTGACAAGCTAGCCCTAAACTTTTCAGGGTATGCAAATGGACAAGTCCCACAAGAGTTAGTATCACTATAAGGCAACCCTCCTCCTATAGAACTAGGGATAGGTATACCCAAAAAGACCTCTGGTTTGGTCTCTAACTTAACACATCTTTCACACATACGGGATTTGTATAGATTGCTATCTCGTGTAAGCATTTGATATTCCAGGGTGATTTTTTCTTCGTTCGTAATGTCTACTTTTGTTTCAGCTATATCTTTGGTTGCTGATCTACGAATTACTGGAACTCTGTGGTCAATCTCTAGTGGGGTGGATGTGCGAATAAGGGTAAAGTTATCTACCCTGCCTAAGATCTTGCGGATAGCAGTAACTTCCTTTGGGCTATACATAGCACGAGCATAGGCATTACCTGTAATATAGGGTTGTGCGATCTTATCCTTCGTTACAGTTCGGCCGTGGGTATCACACCTAACCATCTTGACCTTTGGTATATTTACTCCTGCTCCACGTAACTCTCGGATTTGGGCAGCAAGTTGTCCTATGTCTACATTATCTTTGATTAACAGTTCTCGCATACAGCAACGAGCAAGCCCACTAGGATTCTCTAGGAGCAGGTCTAATACCTTTTGAGTTTTCGGAGATTG